GACAGACGAGGAGCGCGAGCACGTCGCCCGCGTGACCGCCGAGACCATCGCCGCACTGCGATCCAGCGCTCAGCCAGTCGAGGAGCGAAGACCGACTGCTCGCTGTCTGTCCCGTGAGCAACTGAACCAAGCCTACCAACGGGCCGGCGTTCGACCGCCGCAACACAGCGAGGGACCGCAGCCATGACCAAGATCTCCGAACACCCTGAGGTCCGTCGCATGCTGCGGCAATGCTGCGACGGCATCGGAGTAAGCCCCACCGACTTCGATCGCTTGGTCGAGATCACTCGAGATTGCCCCCAGAGCCAGCGGCACGAGTTGTCCGCGCTGCTGGAACTGATGCGTCAGGAAGCCTTCCCATGAGCCTCATCATCGTCGTCGTGCTCGTCCTGCTGCTGTTCGGCGGCGGGGGGTATTACGGCTATCGCGGCGGCTACTACGGCGGCGGCGGCTTCGGCCTCATCGGCCTGCTCATCGTCGTCCTCCTCGTCGTCGCCATCTTCGGCGGACTGGGCGGCGGCGGCTTCTGGCGCGGGCCATGACCAACAGCGAACGAACACTCCTCCTCCTCATCGCCGACGCGCTGCTAAGCCCGTCGTGGCCAACCCTTGGCCGCGATCTGCGCCATCGCATCGCCCTCGCACGTCATGCCCTCGATGCAGAAGCGGGCGCAGAAGCCAGCCAGGACACTCCACCGCCACCCACCGGCAACCCACCCGATGCTTGACACCGCCGCTAACCCAGCGTTAGACACACCCCAACAGGTTGCGGGCAACCAACGCCCCACGCCTAGCGGTAGCCGTCCCTCAGGACCACGCTGGCACGTCGTCGCAACCCACTCACAAGCCGAACGACGCGCCACCTACAACCTCGCCCAACAGGGCTACGAAACATACCTGCCGCTCGTCACCGTGCGCCGCCGCGACAACGCCATCCGCTCGCTCATGCACCGCGTCGAAGTCCCGCTCTTCGCCGGCTATGCGTTCGTCCGCTTCGATGCCCTGCGCGATCCATGGCGGCCCATCACCAACACCCCAGGCGTCTTCTCGCTGCTCCGCTCCTCCAGCACCGGGATTCCGGAGCCGGTCCGTGCGGGCGCTGTGGAAGCGCTGCAGGCGGGGAACGAGGCTCGCCGCTCCATTCCCACGCCAGGCGCCTTGTGGGCACCAGGGGCGGCTTGTAGCCCCGGCAAAGGGCATCCCCTCGCAGGACACCCAGCCGTCATCGTCTCCGTCGGCCAAAACATCGCCCTGATCGCCGTCATGATGTTCGGGGAACTGAGAGAAGTGGCGGTCGATGTAAACTGTCTCACGGCACGAGAATGAAATGGCCGCCCGACTAAGCCCAAAGCACGACCAGCTGACGCGCGACAAAATCCAAACCAGTCAGCTCGTGAACCGGCTGAACTCGTTTGCATTAGACGAGTCAGAATCCATCCGGATGACTTCCGATCAGGTCCGTGCCGCCCTTGGCCTGCTAAAGAAGACCATCCCAGACCTCGCCGTCACCCAGCACACCGGCCCAGACGGCGGCCCAGTCCTCATTGTCACAGGCGTCGAGCGCGGTGCCAACGAAACCCCGGAAAGTTAACCTCGGCTACGAAGCCCGCGAGCAGTTCACGGCGTTCCATGCCCGTAAACAACGCTGGGCCTGCATCGTCGCACACCGCAGAGCCGGCAAGACCGTCGCATGCGTCATGGACCTCATCGACGCTGCTCTGCGCTGCAAGAAAACCGAGGGCCGCTTTAGCTACATCTCGCCCACGTATACACAGTCGAAGGATACGTGCTGGCAGTATCTCAAGCGCTTCACCGCCGACATACCAGGCGTCGAGCAGCGTGAGAGTGACCTGATGGTGGTGTTTCCCAACGGTAGCCGCGTTCGTCTATACGGCGCCGACAACTTCGATCGGCTGCGCGGTTCCTATGCCGACGCGCTGGTTGTCGATGAATATGCCGACATCGATCCGCGTGCATGGCCTGAGGTGCTGCGTCCGTCGCTGGCCGATCGCAATGGCTGGGCGGTGTTCATCGGCACACCCAAAGGCCGCAACGACTTCTGGCGCGTTCACCAGCACGCCGAGGTCACGCCGGAATGGTTCTCTCTGGTGCTGCGCGCATCGCAGACCGGCATCGTGCCGCAGCACGAACTCGACGACATGCGCGCCATGCTCACGCCAGAGCAGTATCAGCAGGAGATGGAATGCAGCTTCGATGCTGCCGTGCTCGGTGCTTACTTCGGCAAGGAACTCGCCGAGGCAGAGACCGCCGGCCGCATCACCAAAGTTGCATATGATACCGTGTTGCCAGTTCACACAGCCTGGGACCTAGGCATCGGGGACTCGACCGCCGTCTGGTTCTTCCAGATCTCGCGTGACGGCGTGCGCGTCATCGACCACTACGAGGCGTCCGGCTACGGCCTGCCGCACTACGCTGCAGTGCTGGCGTCCAAACCCTACGACTACGGCACTGAGTATCTGCCGCACGACGCACAGGCGCGCCAACTCGGCACCGGCCGTTCGTTATGGGAGACGTTAGGCTCGTTGACCAACAGATTGCCCCGCATCCTGCCGCAGCAGAACGTCATGGACGGCATCAACGCAGCGCGCGTTACCATCGGCTCGGCCTGGTTCGATGCAGAGCGCTGCCACGATGGGCTCGAGGCGTTGCGTGCCTACCGTGCCGACTACGATGACCGGCGCAAGGCGTTCCAGGACAAGCCGCGGCACGACTGGTCGAGCCACAGCGCCGATGCGTTCCGCTACCTCGCCATGGCGTGGCGTGAGATGGCACCAGAGAAGCCGCCGCCACCGCCGAAGGACAGCTGGTCCTACGCCTGGGAGCGCGCTGCCAAGGCCGACGTTTACGATTGGAGGACAGCCTGACCGACGAGCCACAACCCATGTCCGGCGCGCATCGCATGAGGAGGCGAGCGGCTAAGCTGACCGACCAGGATGCAGCGTTTGCGGCAGCGCAGTGGTGCAGCGGTATTCTACAGCGGGAGATCGCCGGGCATTTCGGCTACAACAATTCAGCTGCAATTAGCGTTGCCATTCGCGCGTTTATAGAGCGCTACAAGCCAGACTATCCGACCCGACCGTCCTGGTATTATGTCGGCGGAAAGCGAGTGGATCGGGAAATCATGGTGCAGGACGAGGAGACACGTAAGGCGCTCGCTAAGGAGGCGCTGGCCAACTTCTTGAAGGCACGGGAAGCAGCATGGACCCATCTGAATCAATGAGCGGTGCGCAGTTCCGCCGCGAGGTCGGCGCTGATCCAGCGAAGTGGGCGGCCCAGTTCCTCGCAGCCTACGCCCAGGCCGAGGGCGTGCGCACCGATGCCGACAGGCTGGCGTTCGTGACGCAGTGGATGAGCGATGCAATGGATGCTGCGGTGCGCGTTGCAGTGACCGGCGGCCCCGATGATCCAGACGACACCGAGCCAGGAATGCGAGCATGAGCGACAACGGCCACGAGCCATACGCCTACAACCCGTTTGTCTCCGACATGACCGCGCGCCAGCAGCACCAGCAGTGGACCGAGGCCGAACTCGACATCCTCCGCGCACGCGGCAAGACCGTCGCCGCGCCAACCCCTGGCTTGGACTCTACTGACGCCCTGCTCGAGGCGGTGCGGGAGATGACGCTGCAGGTCGTCGCACTGCGCACGCTGGTGACCGCACTGCGCGAGCACATGGGCGACAAGCCCAGCGTCGTGGCGTTTCCTGGCAATGCGCTGCGCCACAGCCGTTGAACGCCGCCAACTGGTTCGGCGTCCGTTGCCTGCTGCGCAGTTGCCCGTTTCGCCCCGACAGCCTCGGCGCCTACTGCACGCTCGGCAGCTGTAACCGACGAATAACTATCCACCACTCGCAGATCGGCTACTGGCAGACGCTGTCGAGCTACACCCCAGGGCCTGGGGATCTGGCGCACCCGCTGCCGCAGCACACGATCGACGAACTGGTGGCATCGCTGCCGATCAAGCCGGTTAATTTACAGGAGTAATCAATGCCCCTCGCATACATCAACTTCGTCAGTGGTGGTCACCCTGACAACAGCCTGCCAGGTGGCTCTCCAGGAGTGCCGGACCAGGGGTTGCCGGGAAGCCAACCCGGTATCGACAACAGCTTGCCAGCACTGCCGCCGGGCGTGTTTCCTCCCCCAACGGCCGCCAACCCTATCGTTCCAATCCCGCCGGGCACCAGCGTTCCCCCAGGATCGATATGGCCGCCGGTCAATCCGCCGCATCCGAGCCACGGACTGCCGGGAAGCCCTGGGCATCCCTCGCAGGGCCTACCAGGCGCCCCAGGGCATCCTTCACAGGGCCTCCCAGGAGCGCCACCGCATCCGTCAGGGCAGCCGGTGCCAACCCCACCGCCGACCGGAGGCACGCCGCCACAGCCTTCGCAGCCGATCGCAACGCCGCCCGCATCGACCAAGCCGCCAGAGTCCAGGGTGTTCTGGATGCTGGCCTACTGCCCGTCACTCGGATGGAGATATGTGGCCGTAGACCCCTCGCTTGACGCCGGCATGCCGCTGCCGCCAACGGCACAGCCGAAGTAACCACCGTGCCGTTCATTGCCGACAATCCGAAGATGCACATAGGGACTGTGGTTTCGAACGGCCACTGCATGCGTCATGTGCAGGTCGTCGCAGGCGTTACGCATTCCTCCACCCTGCGACGTGGCGACCCGGTGCGTGGCGCCTCCTGCGCACCGGGCACCGTCATCGGCACGTTCGACGAGGATGGCCGCTATGCCAACGCAACCGATGGCTCGTCACATGTGGCGATCCTGCTGGCGGAGACCGACGAGGGGCTGCTCGTCGTGGATCAATGGCAAGGCCAACCGGTGCATGAGCGGCTGATACGGTTCCGCGACGGCGAGGGGAGCGCGGTGAACGACGCCTCCCGTTACCACATCGTCGAGAGCGCTACCGCATGAATGCGCCCACCTTTCGACATGCTACGGGCATGCTTTTACCTGCTGGCGTTCGTCATCGCCTCGCAGGTCGTGGCCATCATATTCGGTAGCTGGACCTGCTTCTATCTGCTGATCGTCGGCATGGCCAAGCCAGGCGACTGCGGTGGCTTCGGTGCCCAGGCGAAAGAGATGTGGTCAGAAGTGCTCGCTGCCATCCTGGCGCTGCTGCTGGCCGCACGCACACCACCCAAAGAATGAACCATGAGCGGGACGAACTCACTCTTCACTGCCAACCCCTTCGGCAACTGGCAAGGGCAGCCGCAGAACGCGCTAGCGCCGGTTAACGACGCCTCGGCGGTGAACAGCATTTACAATACCAATACGGCATCGCCACAAGGAAGCTTTTATGGCGAACCGGGATACCAATACCCTACGACCTCCCAGCCGCAGGCCGTCGCTCCTACTGCTGCACCGCAACCCGTCCCGACGGCGCCTGCTGGGCCGGCGTATCCATCGCCTTATCCGGTGTCACCAGCCTATCAGGCCGCCTATGACCAGCAGATGGGGTTAAACAAATCCGTTTACGGAACCGCAGATCCCCAAACTCTAGGTGTGATGGGTGCGGCGGGCTTCCCTTTGTATAGCGATCCCCGTCTCATCCAAGACCGCCTCGCGCAGACCTATCAGGCCGGCGGCCCCGACGCCCAGGCGGCGCTCGACGAACTGCGGAGGCTGTGGGCACCCGCGAGTGGCGGTGGCGGCGGCGGTGCGGGCGACCTCAGCGGCGGCGGCTCCGGCGGCCAAGGCCAAGACGCCAGCGGGCAGTGGTAATGAGCGCATCGCTGAACCAGCTTCTGGTGCCGCCCAGCACCTTCGATAGTTACCAGCAGCAGCAGCTGAACGCGCTCGCGCCGGGCTACAGCGGTTCGCAGTTGTCCTCGCTAAATCCGGCACTCAGCCGCGTCGAGCCAGGACCGCGTGCGAACTACATGGGCGAGGCAGATGCCGCGATGCAACTGACGCCGCAGGAGAAGTATCTCTACAACACGCACCTGCAAAACCTCTACGGCACCGGCAAGATCGTGCATCCGAACGGGGCCATCTCCAGCCTGTTGCAGATGTCGTTCGAGGGGCCTGGCGGTAAGGTCTACAACATCCCGACCGTCTGGGGTGGCAGGCAACTCAACCCAGACGATGCAATCGCGGCGGCTGACCGGGTCGGCCTGGACAAGTTCCCCTCCTACGCCAGCGAGGACGAAGCCGAGGCGCGATACTCGCAACTGCACGACTATCTCGAGAAGGATACCGCCGACTTCATTCGTCGGTCAGGCCAATGAGCGCATCCGTCTCCATCACCAAGGCCAACGTCCGCATTCCTCACCCCGAGGACTACGGCAAGCACGCCGACGGCGTCACCATCGATGCCTACTCCGGCGACGTCGACAAGCAGCACGAGCAGATGGTGCGCTGGTTCGAAGAGTCGGAAATGGCGCGCATGGATGAGATCGAACTCGCCCAGCGTGATCGCGAATACTATGACCACAATCAATGGACCAAGCCCGAGCTTGACGCACTCAAGGCGCGCGGCCAGCCGCCCATCGTGATCAACAAAATACACGACAAGGTCAGCCTGCTGTGTGGCTTGGAACGGAAAGCGCGCACCAACCCCAAGGCGTTTCCGAGGACCCCGAACGAGGACCAGCGCGCCGATGCGGCGACGCAGGCGCTGCGCTACATCTCCGACTTCAACAACTTCGACGTCATCCGCTCCCAGGTGTTCGAGCACATTCTGGTCGAGGGTGCCGGCGGCGTGGAACTCGGCCTGGAGGACGATGGCAAGGGCGGCGCCGATGTCATCTTCACCACAGTCCCGTGGGATCGCATCTGGTATGACCCACATTCGCGGGCCTACGACTTCGCCGATGCGCGTTACTGCGGCCTGGTCATCTGGATGGATCGCGACCAGCTCGAGGACCTGTATCCGAACGCCACCGACGTCATCGAGACGACGTTCAGTAGCACCGTCGACTGGGCCTACAACGACCGGCCCGATAACGTGCTGTGGACCGACAACCGGCGGCAGCGGGTGCGCATTGCGCAGTGCCACTGGAGCGAGCGCGGAACGTGGTGGACGGCGACGTTCAGCAAACACGGCATGCTGACGGATATTCAGCCGTCCCCGTTCAAGGACCGTCGCGGCAAGTCAGCGTGTGGGCTGATCCTGCAAAGCGCCTACATCGACCGCGAGAACCGCCGTTACGGCATGGTGCGCGGGCTGATCTCGCTGCAGGACGAAATCAACAAACGCCGCAGCAAGGCGCTGCATCTGCTGAGCGTCCGCCAGGTCATTGCCGAGCAGGGCGCGGTCAAAGACGTCGATAAAGCCAGGCGCGAGGTCGCCCGGCCAGACGGATACGTCGAGGTCACGCCGGGGATGCGCTTCGAGATCGAGCCGGGTGGCGACTTGGCGCAGGGCCAGTTCAACTTATTGACCCACGCTACGAATGAGATGCAATTGAGTGGCCCCAACGCGGCCATGAGCGGCACCGATAGCCGGGAACTCAGCGGCCGCGCGATCCTAGCGCAGCAGGCCGGCGGCGCTGTCCAGAATGAACCGTTAGCCGACAGCCTGCGTATGTGGTCGCGGCGCGTCTACGAGGTCGCATGGATGGCGGCGCGGGAATACTGGGGGGCATCCAAGTTTGTGCGGGTGACGGACGACCTCGGTGCAACGCGCTGGGTCGGCATTAACATGCCCATCACGGTGCAGGACCAGCTGGCCCAGATGCCGGATCAGCAGCGCGCCATGGTGATGCAGCGCATGCAGATCGTCCCCGGAGATCCGCGGCTGCAGCAAGTGGTCGGCATCGACAATCAGATCACGGATTTGGATGTCGACATCACGGTCGAGGAAGGGCCAAGCACGCCGACGCAGCAGCAAGAAGAGTTCACCACCCTCGTGCAGCTGGCGAGCATGCAGCCGGGCCTGATCCCCGGCGACGTGCTTATTGCGGCGTCCTCGCTCAAAGACAAGGACCAGCTGCTGAAGCGCATGCAGGAGCACCAGCAGCAGCAGGCCCAGGTGCAGCAACAGGCTGGGGCAGCCGCACAGGCGCACGCCCAGGCCGACATCCAATCCAAGCAGGCCAAGGCCGCCGCCGACATGGCGCTGGCCAAGGAACGCCAGGTCAACGCCGTGCATGGCATGCATCAGATGCACTCGGACTTCAGCGCGCCGCCCTACGGCCAACCCTATGTCGCCCCCGATGCACCGTCCGCGCCCGGCACCGTAGGACCGCCGCAGCCTACGCCGGAGATGATGGTGCAGCAGCACCTCGCCGACGTCCGCCAAACCCATACCGCCGCCGATGTCAACGAGGCGACAGTCCTCCACAAGCTCGCGCAGCCCAAAGCCACGCTGCACCCGCCCCCCCCCAGGCCCAGCAAATCACACGACTCGCTATTGCCATTGCCCTACTCCCGTCGCTGGCCTGGAGTCAGGCGCTCACCTACGCCGACCGCTCAGGCACCATCACCACTGGTGGTGTAGCCCAGGTGGCCATGCCGGCATGGGCCGGCCGGCACGGCTGCATGATCCAGAACCAGTCGGCCGGCAGCCTGTGGGTATCCGACACGGCAACGGCCATCGCCGGGTCGCCGTCCATCCTGATCCCAGCCGGGAACCAGTTCCTGTGCATGTCGCCGGCGTCGGGCTCGGCATATTCGATCATCGGCGCGACCACGGCGCAGGCGTTCGCGGCGCGTGAGTGGTGATCCAGCGACGCTCACTGCTGCTGGCCGGCGCGGCGTTTCCTGTAGCGGCACGCGCTCAGTGCGTCACCGATGCCCCGGCGGTGGATGCCTGTCGCGGCGGCGTGCGGATTACCGCGCAAGGGCCGCCTGGGCCGACGCTGGACCTGAGCTTTATGACGCCCGGCACGCTCGATGGACGCATTACGTTCACCAGGGCGAGCATCGGCACGTATTTCGATGTGGCGGGTGTGTTGCAGACGGCCACGACCAACACGCCCCGCTGGGACTACGATCCGGTGACGCATGCGCTGCGCGGGCTGCTGATCGAGGAGCAGCGGATCAACTCAATGCTGCAAAGCGGCGACTTCACCAACGCTGCATGGAACAAAGGGAATTGCACGCTGTCTGCGGGGACAACAGGACCGAACGGTGCCGTCACCGGGAGCGGGATAATATCCGCCAATGGTGCCACAGGGCTGCTATCCCAGAACTTTACGGCAGTAGCTGGCACAACCTACACGGCGAGTTGTTTTGTAAAGGCAGCCAGCTCGACGACGGCGGCTGTGACTATGCCTGCGGCATGGTGGGCCGATGCGATAAACCGCACCGCTACATTCAATCTGGCAACAGGTCAGCTTTCATCTGCCACAGGCGGAACGGCAACGGGTGCTATCCTGCCCGCTGGCAACGGCTGGTATCGAATATCTGTAACTGCGGTGCCCGATACGGCAGCGTCTGGGGCAGTGAGAGTTCCTTGGATTACTGCACCTGTTGGTGATGGTGTGACCACACAAGTATATGCCTTTGGCGCGCAGCTAGAGGCGGGTGCATTCGCCACGAGCTACATCCCAACGACCGCAGCGGCGGTGACGCGCAGTATTGACGCCGCGACGATGCCTACAGCAGCGTGGTTCAGTGCGGCTCAGAGCACGCTGGCAGCGAACTATATCATTCCGCAGAGCCCCAACCCAGGCACACTCAACCGCGAAGTATGCGCCTTGTCTGATGGGACGTTTGCCAATCGCATGGTGTTACGCAGCGTGAGCATCGGTGCAAATACGACGGTCTTCTTTTCGGCTATTGCGTCGTCAACCACCGTATCAACGCCGCTCGGCGTTGTGACGGCTAACGCTGTATCGAAGGTTGCTGCGGGATGGGATGGGACCACAGCGCGCGGCTCACTCAATGGCGGTGCCACAGTATCGTATGCCAGCGGCATTCCGAGTGGGATCAGTGCGCTGGGGTTCGGCAATCAATTCCCTGCCGCAAACGTGCCCCTAAGTGGGTGGTTGCAGCGTGTGCAGTATTGGCCGCGTGCGTTGACCAACGCCGAGTTGCAGCAGGTGACGACCTAGCCGCCGTGATATCGCTCTAGCGTCTCGGCGTCCGTGCCGCCGGGCTCCTGTGACCTGATGCACTGAAAGGTCATCCCGCCGCAGTTGGCGCAAGCGTCCTCCGGTATGAACACCAGAACAACCGCCTCGCAGCTTATGCACCGCCAGCGCTGCGGCGGCAGATCATCGCCAAACCTCACCATTCCTCAAGCCTAACCCGGAGCCGATATGGCCGACAATCCGCAGCTCGACGCCTTCCTGGCAGAGGGAGCGCCGCAGGAGCCCGCACAGGCGCCTGCAGCCCAAACCCCACCAGAGTCCCCGGCCAAGCCAGAGGCAGCGCCTACAGCCTCCACAGCGCCTGCCAAGGCCACCGAGAAGGCTGCCAAGCCGGAGGAGCCGGACGACGACGCCGAACCGCCCGCGCCATCCCCTGGTGAGGCCGTCGTCCCGCGCCGCGCCCTCGAGGACGAGCGCCACAAGCGCCAGGATTGGAAGCAAAGGGCCGTCGAGGCGGAAACCCGGCACCAGGAACTCATGCGGCAGCTGGAGGAGGCCAAGCGGGCACCACCGCCACCGCCCCAGCAGCCACCGCCGCAGATGCAGCCGCTGCCGGACCCGCAACAGGACCCAGTGGGGTTTGCTCGCGGCTTCGCCATCCAACAGCAGCAGATGTTGCTGAACGAGCGGCTGAACATGTCCGAAATGATGCTGCGGGAGAAGCTCGGGCCAGACAGGGTCGACGAGTATGTCAACGAGTTCAAGCAGCACGCCGAGCGTGACCCGACGCTGTTCGGCAAGCTCTACACCCAGACCAACCCGTATGGCTGGATGACCCGCGAGGTCGACCGGCTGCGACTGCAGCGCGATATCGGTGACGATCCCGCCAAGTTCCGCGAGCGCCTGATCGCCGAGGAGCGGGCCAAATGGGAAGCCGAGGCGGCGCAGCGTGGACCAGCAGTGCCGCAGGCCGCACCAGTGCCCGGTATGCAGCCGTCACTCGCAAATGCCCGCAGTGTCGCAGGGCGCACGGCAGCCGCATGGACCGGCGAGCCTAGCCTCGAGGACGTGCTTGCCCCGGTGCAGAACAGGAAGCGGTCGAACGGGCAGAGCAGGGGGTTCTAGTCGGGGTGGCTGAGGTTCACCAACTCCCGCAGCGTCAGGCCGATCGCGTTGACCGACTGCTCAATGCCACTCATCCGGGCCTCAAGCGCAGTAAAGCGTGCCTCCAGCGCACCGAAGCGGGCCGGTAGCGGCTCGATCATGCCACGCAAGGAAGCCTGCTCCGACTGAACCTGCCGCAGCGTGCGGCCGATCCATTCAAGGTTAACGGGGGCGTCGCTCATAGCGCACCTCTACCACAGTTCGCGAGGCTTGCAGGCGTAAACCGCCTCGCTTCGCCACGTTCCATGCTGCCGCCGAGCAGGACCGTAAGGGTCCAGAACGGGCGTGACGTGCTGCCGCCGAGCATACGGGCGTAACGGACAAGTAAATCCTCACCCCATATGCTAGGAGTGCGTGTCATCGCTGACATGAACGTCACGAGTGCCCGGCCCGGATTGACACCAATCCAATGGTCGTCGGATTTCTGGGTAGAGTATATTAGATCGAATCAATTTACGCCGTATTTCGGGACAACTATGGACGCTATGATACAATTACGTACCGATCTAACGCGCGAGCCTGGAGACAGCGTAGTCTTCCCCACCGTCCGAAGCTTGGTGGGAGCCGGCGTTACGGGGAATACGGTGCTCGAGGGCAATGAGGAAATCCTCAACGCCCGGTCGCTGAAAGTCCCGGTTGGCGTCATCCGCCA